CTTGACTTATATACTGGGTCCCATTTATTAGGACCAACATTGAATCTGTCAATGTTTATTCCTTTGACCCATTCCCATTTATCATATACTGAGGTAACTTTATAATATACTGAGTGGAATGGTCGGATGCCTTCATTTAATAAAGATTGTTTATCATCTTCAAAATACATATAACCAGTTTCTGAAGTGTGGTCTACTTCTCCAACTAATTTCCATATACCAAGAGAGTAATCAGAACCTGTAAATTGAATACCATCTTTCCAATAAGGCGCACGATAAATTCTATATTTAACTGGTGTACCGTAAGTCCTATACGTTTCAGTCGTATTGTTTTGTGGCGACTGCCAACGAATTCTTGGGAAGTTATTTGTTGATGCGTCACTGAATCCATACAGACCATAAGGCTGGGAATGAGAAGCAGTATTCCCAACAAAACCGTGAGGTAAGAAACCACCAGTCATATAATAATCTACATCAATTGGCATATCAACAGCATATGTCGACCAGACTGTAGAGAAAGTAGTTGTATCAGTTGGGTACCAAGTGCCGCCATTAGCAGTACATAATGCCTGAGTTGTTAACGGTAAAACAGTCCAAACGTATCCTGCGGCAACACAGGCAGCCGCAGTGGAAGATATTCCATCAGGACAACTGTTTGCCGAAGGCGGAGAACAAGAATATGTCGTTACAGTTGTAGATGTCCAGGTTGGAATTGGTTCTGGAAAAGATGCAGTATGTGTTATCCAAATAGGATAAGTAGATTGTCCTATATTAATACCATTACCATAACTTAAATTAACATCGGCATAATCAATCGTTACTGAGGTAGAAGTTGTTTCTAAATGTTTCTGAGGCAACACACTAGGATTATTTGAGGTCATTACATTATAATCTGTGTGTGCTTGTATTGTGTCCGCAGTCGGAATCCATTGATTGTTTATTTCATTCTTGATATTATCATCTGCGAACCAAGCCCAATAATAATTATCCCAACCGCCGATGGTTTGTGTATATTCTAAACAAAGAGATTTTGTCCAATTACTACCATAATAATTCCAAGTTGTATTTTCATCGTTGGAACTGCTATAATGACAGCGACCTCCATATTGACTATTATATTGCCCATCAGTACATCGTTGTATAGCATTTACGACTTCCATCTCACCAAATTCTTCCATAGATTTTCGTATACAAGTTTGTGGTGCCGACTGAACATAGCCCGCGGCGGTCCATACTGAAGGATAAGTCCATACTGAAGGATAAGTCCAAATTTCTCCAGCCGCAATACAGGCAGAATCTGTAGTCCACACTGGGTCAGCACAACCAGATGCTAGGCAAGTGGAGACAGATGTAAATTGGGCATCAGAACATCCCGTATATGTACAGGTGGCGGCAGTTGTCAATAATGGGTCAGAGCAACTATCTGGCCAACTGTCAACTGTGCGACAATATGAACTTTGGACTGAGGCTTCACACGCCGTCTGGTTATTATATGATGGATTAGTACAAGCGTAAGTATTAATCGCATCCCAAGATAGTGTAATATATGGGTGACCTCCAACATCTTTATCTGGATTGGTGTCCACTGATTTCGTGATAGTAACATTTAAAGGATTACGAATTTCCTTTTTCACTATATCATCGCCAGTATGTATCCCAAGAACAATATAATCAGATAATGCAATTTCGTAATTTTTACTTACTAGAGAGGCATACACTTCAAACTCAGAAAATATATCAAAATAAGTACCATCAAAGGTGTTATCAGAAGTATTAACATTAACTAATGTACCATCGCCAGAGAAAAAGGAACGAACAACTGCCAGAACCGAATCGCTAGAAGCCATTGATAATGCACCGCCCATTTCGGCTACTTCCATCGCTCTTCTTGTTGCTTCTTGGGCACCAACCGAAGTAGTTACTATTTCAGTTAATCGTATATTACCGTCCTGGGTAATCATACCAAATTCAGCAACTAATCCGTTCGGGACGGAGACTGGTTTATATGTAAGAATATCACTCATATAGATATTTATGAGTTTAGAAGTTTGTGGTGATACTTGGCGATATAATAGGAATCAATTATATCAGATACTGGACCTTGCCCTTTATACTCATCAATACCGAATAGTTTGGCTAAATCGTCACCAGTCTCTTCAATAAAGGATTCGTACATTAGTTCTTTTTTAGCGTTTCCTTTGCCAGTAGCGAATTTCTTTATCTCTGAAGGAGCATAAACACTTAGTTCTTGATTCAATCTCTTTAGAAAGAATTTAAGAATGCCTGTATTTTCTCCTATATTGAATACTTGTCCTTTGGCTCCGAAGGCATATCCTTCTATAGCAATATCGTGAGTATGAATATGAGCGGTTGGATGCGACAAAATGAATTCCATTGTTATATTCGCAAGTTTCGTAAATCTTTCGGTGTTGTCTTTATATTCGTATAGAGGAATTCCCTTGATTTTTGGAGACCAAGAGCCCTCTTTCTTCTTATTATTAGTGACGAACATAAAGGAACAGTTCTCGTAGTTAAATTCTCCTACACAACAACATACCGCAGGCGAGGTCATTGAATAGTCTATTCCAACAATCATTAGTGAGTTCTCTTACCATCAAAAACACAGACAAAATATAATCCGTCTGCGCCAGTTTCTACTCTATGATGAACTCCATCTTCGATTAATATCACATCGCCAGGACCGACTTCGTGTTTATATATTTTATCTAAGTACATCGTTCCTGTACCACTAATAAAATAGTAGACCTCTTCTTTCCCTGGATGGGAATGGCCGTTGGTACTTTTAAAGGGATTTAAGTTAGTTGAACTTACAACTAAATTATTCAGTTTGTTATTGTCGGTTAATTTATACGTGTCATTGTTCTTGACAACTGTACCACCCACATCCATAATATTTACTTTCATAATATTCCTTCACATCAATCAACTTCTTCATCAATATCTATTGCGTCACTATGACAAAACGGACAAGTCGTTACTTTATAAACATCTGTTTCTAATTCGTGTTCTATAGTGCAAGTTGCTTGGCACTCATCACACTGTACATTTACTATTATCATTAATTATCCCTCGGGAATTTATATTAACTACACAAATTGTACCACTTATGGGTACCTATATTTGTTATGTTTTTATAACCTACATTTGTTAAATCTACTAATACAGTATTAGCAGTATGACCGGTGTTTGAATATACTAGAATAGGAGTATTAAATGTTATATTTTCCTGAACTTCTAGCCATCTACCAACTTCTCTTTGTGGGATATTAACTGAATTGTGTATTCTACCACCAGCATTATAATCAACTGGGTTACGCACATCAATAATCAATCCACCAGCCTTAAAAATCTCTAAGATAGCCTCACAAGTCATTTTGGTACCTTTGCCACCAAAGACTTTTTCATACGCCTCGTGTTCTTCCCGGCGCTGTTTATTATCTCGAACAGACTGTTTGTAATACGCTTGCATTACTAAGTCCCAAGGTTTTGCTATCTTTTCCATATAATCATCTCCAACTATGGCCAATTAAATCACCAGCCCCACGGTCTTCATCTGATATAGCAGTTTTACTGCCACTAACCTTAATAACTTTCTTCCAAGTATCCATTGAACCACACGTACATTCGCCCACGAATTTTTCCATATCTTCGGACCAACTCATCATACGCTCTTCTTCGTTACCACACTTGTCACACTCAAAACTAAATATCGGCATCATCACTCCTTTTTCCACTTAAATACTTTGGATATTCTTTATCTTTCTTCTCACACCATAATTGAAATCGTTTGTGTAATTTTTTACAATACACAACTAAAACAAATATACCAACTATGACTACTACTAAAATAAGAAGTTCGTTTGTCAACATCAGAGTTTTAACCTTTACACACGTTTCCATTTATTAAGGGCCATCTTTGCTTGAAGGCCTTTAAAGGTTCTACACTTTATTTCAAAATTAACTTCTTCAACACTCATACCAGAAAGAACCATATCATTAATATCTTTTTCCAGAACTCTATCGCTCCAAATACTAACAGAATATCCCTTCTCAATGAACGCCTCAATCTTCTTTACTATTTCTATATTCCTGCATTCATTATCCATTACGATAACTAACTCAGTATCACTATTTAGACAACTATTTGCACTAAGGTCTGAGCCTGCCATTGCAATAGAATTCTCAATGAATAAAGAATCCAATGGGCCTTCAACAACATATACTGGCCGTGACTCATCTATAGTATCAAGACCAAATAACTTGCACTCATCTTCCGTTACTTTAATAGTTATATAACGTAAAGGATTATGTTTATCAAGTGAACGGCCTTGAAAGGCTATCATATTACCTTCTTTATCAAAGAATGGAATCACAAGGCGACCCTCATCTTTGACTATATTTTTGAACTTATCTTTGACAATACTATTCGTCCAGGCTTGGAAACTGTCTGTATAATATAGTCGGGTATGTTGTTGGGAAGGTATTAGTCTATTTTCGACATATGCCCGGGCAGGATGCTCAGGTGCTAATTTATCGACACTCGTTAGATATTTGAGTGGATTATCAGCAAATGTAGGGATGTCGTTGGTTTTGAAGAAATCGGTGCTTACCTCCTTCGCTTTCGCTGAGGCAGACGGCTTCTTCCTAGTGCCAAATTTCTCTAGCACATATTCTCGCTTGAGAGGTGGGGCTACGTGGTGAATCAACTGGGACAATCCCATAGCAATACCACAGTTATGGCACTTGTACATTACGTCACCCTTTATCTCAAAAAGATAACCACGTGCTTTGATTTTGTCTTTGGATGAGTCTCCACAACAAGGGCACCTGAAGTTCCAGAGTGCTTTACCCTTTTTCTTGAATTGTTCTAGTCGAACACCAAGAATTCCTATGTATTTTTGGTCAATGTAGTCGATGATGCCCGCCCTTCACGTTTATCTCATTATGTAGTATTATACACGACTTAGATGGGCTTGTCAAGTGTTTTTTATGTTAAATAGTCGCACTCATTTTCATAATCTATGTCATCATCTTCCTTGGATAATCTTACGCAAGGCATAATGTTTGAATAGTCATTGGACGCTTCGGCCATCGATTTCTGTTTTTTGTGGCATTCCCACTTCAACATACAACTGTTGCAACAGACCTTCGGAGTGGATGTTTTGAAAGGACATATTACTGGCACAATGGCACTGCTACAGAATAGTAGTTTCATTGTGTTATCTCCTCAATATTTGGAATACCGGGTCGTTTGGATGTTTTATTAGCATACCGCCTTTTGGATTTTTCTTAGCGTATGCAGACACACCTTTAGACCAATCTGATTTGCCAGTAAAGGAGTTCCATTGCTGGTACTTCTTCCTTCCTAGTCTCACATTACTATATGTGTCAGAGTCTGGTGCTGTCCAGTAATTTTTTCCGAATGCTTGTCCATCTGGCTCTCTGAATAGAGGCACATCTTTTTGGACATTGACTGCTCCACCACCATCACCGACTACGTTACTTTCTTCAACTTCGATGTTTGTGGCCAAGAGTGGCTTTTTCTTACGCAAACGTGGCTCTCTTCGATTTACTGAAGGGTCTTCGTTGCGAAGGTTATCTGGAGAATTATTTAATGGATTGTTGTCTTTATGACCAACATCCATTCCTTTTACGGCCTTATCTCCCATAGCCCTTCGGGCTTTATTCCTGGAAGAACGCCTGGCAATCTGCTCAGGTTTACCCTGGTAATTTGCATATTCTTTGGCATAATCTCTTTCTTCTAAATCTTCACTCATTTCACTTTCTCCAATAGTATATGCTGGCTCATCAATACGTTAATTTGTATTGTTTCTTGCAAACTCATTATATCCTTACAATGTTCTTTAAAGGCTTCATCAAGCATCTGCCCATTTGCTCCGTGCTTAATCATCTCTTCTTTAAATAAGAAGTAAGCGGCAACGGCTTTTCCTAATTTGCCTTTCATACCAGGTACTTTTTCAAGCAACTGTTTCAATTTACGTAGAAGTCTATGGAATAGAGTGTAATTATTTTTTTGCTCCGAAGTCTTTCTAGACTTCATAATCACATTACCTTTATCATCAATAATACCTAACTTATATGCTTCCCATTCTTCCCAAGGAAGAGCAATGAATTTGGCGAATTTGTACACAAAATACAAATCCATCATAGCAGAACCACCGCCTTGGCCAGCTTCCATCAACGATATAAATTTCTTTATATCTCCGTCTTCTTTAAATCCTGTGGTTGTCATTGCATATCTGCCCTTATAATCTCTTGTACTTTTCTATCTATTGTTACCAGTTTTCTAATTTCTGGTGTTAGTGCATTAATCTCATTCAGAAATGTGACTATAATCTCGTGATATTTATCATCAATTCTGTATAGTAAAATACGTGTACACGGGAGAGGTCCAAATAGATTTACTAGAACCAATAAATGGTTCATCAATAATCTACTCTTTAACTCTCCAGTATCTGCATACTTAGATATTAATCGTTTAATATATTTAATGCGATTGATATCTTCATAAAACTCATCACTTCCGTCACCCTGCTTATCAGCATAGTGACTTGCCATATAGAACATCATATTCTGATTGTTCAGTTCTGGAAAGTAATTCTCTACTGGGTCTGGTATCTGATACGTTTGTTTCATTATTTAATTTTCCAGGCTCAACTTTATAAGGAACTTGAGGTTCAATTTCTTGAGTGATAACAGTAGAGACTACTTTTATAAACATTTATTATACTTCCCAAAAAGGGACACCACCCGTAGAGCCGCTTCGGCTTTTTCCTACTGGCTGAGGGCCCTTATAGAATGCTCCAGTTGACGCATTACGTAAAAGAACTTCACTGCTAGGTTTTACTTTTTCAACGACGGCCGCTACTGCTTCAACAACATCTTTGATTTTCAAATCTTCAGTCTCCTCGTGAGTGTGTTCAACATCTCCACCTTCGTGAGTATGAACAGTACCGTCATCGTGGTGATGATGGTCAGGCTCGGCACCCTCGTGTGAATGAACAGTACCATCAGTATGTGTATGCTCTTCAGACTGGGCAGAATCCTGTTGCTCAATTAGTTGATTAATTAGAGAAGTCTTAACTTCTCTTCGGTCTAATTCAATTCCAATGGTACGACCATATGCTTCAAGTTGGTCTTTATCCATTTTTTTAAGTGCTTTTCTAGATTTCATCATTTTTTCATTGCCTCAAATATTTCACTTGACGGACGGGCTTGTCTGTCATTCTGCGAAGGACGTTCTGCCGGGATTGCTAGTGCCGACTTCAAATCTTTATTCTGAATCTTCGCGGCTGCCAGGACGCCTTTAACATCTTCAACCACGTTCACAGTTACAGCGGCTTCTTCTTCAACTACTGCCACTTTTTTCTTCTTAGCCATAATATTCTCCTATGCTATATAACAATTCAATTCAAATCCGTGCTTACCTTTGCCATAGATTTGGATTTGTAAAAGTTTCTTTTGTTCTTTGCCCTTTTTAGTTAAAGCAATTTTATAAGAGTTAGTTTTACCCTCAGAAGGCTTCCGAGGACCCGTTGCGATTGAATTGAAATAGTCATCTTCATCTACTTCATAACCACTACTTGTTGCCAACTTCATTGCTTCTTGTACAGCCCCACTAAAAGTTTTGTGGTCGATACGATACTTTCCCTTTGCTTCTGCCAAAAATGCAGAATCAAATTCTACGGCTTCTTTCATACCCATTACACGTTGAGCAAGAGCGACAAGAGTTTTGAGGTCAGATGATTCCATCTTTTTCTTATTGGAGTCATTTACTTTACCGTATGCTTTTGTCAAAACGCTTGCAGTAAACATATCAACCATAACACCACCAATTTTCTTGGCTTGTTTGTTATCGACAATATCTTGGAATGCAGGCATTAGATTTTTGCCTTCAGTAATAGACTTAGCCTCTACTTTCTCGTGAGTATGTTTTACATCTCCACCTTCGTGCCTGTGAGTTGTACCATCAGCGTGAGTATGTTCATTGTTCTCACGGAAAGTTTTAAAATTAACTTTCTTGCCTTCAGTTACACTTTCACCAGGAATATATTTTTGTTCATTTGCAAGACGTAGAGCATTACTAACCGTAGGGTCATCTCCTAGTCCTTTTGCAAGTTTTTCGATTGCTGTGAAGGCTTTAGTCATCTGACCAGAACTTTTTTTAGCAATCTTAATGGCTTTATCTATAAGGGATTTACTAAACTTTCCCTCAGCAATAATGCTTTTGTGTTCTTTAAATTCTGCTTTTTTCATTTGACGACTCTTCCTAAATTCTTTATATTTATCAGTAGCATATTCCCACTCGGATTCACTCATAGTTTTTCCTTGTGTACTCCTAATACTTGCTTTCTGACTTTTATTCATCGACCTTATCTAGACCGATACCAATTATTGATTCAATATCTTTGTTTTGAATCGAGGTTACAACTGCATCCCCCATATCCCAAACGCCAATGTTCGCACCTTCATCTAATGAAGTAATGAAAGTTTTAGCATCTTTCGTAGATGCCATCCTAGTCAATTGTCGCAACTTCCCATTAATCTTACATCTAACAGGTCCTGCATTCAATTTTTTCAATAAATCTTTCTTAGTCATAATAAATCTCCATTATTTCTTAATATTGCCTCTGTCTTTAAGGCCTTTAAGTAAATCACCAGTTGGGATATTATCAACAATCCAGGAATAGATTTGTTGTTGAATAGCCTTTTCACTCTTCATTCCTTTGCCCCTATCTTTAAGGGTAAGGTACTTAAAATCTTTAATAACATCATCGTTCTTTTTACCAGTAATAGCACTAATACGCTCGTTCTTACCTTTGGCATTCTTAAAGAATACTGTATTTTCTCTATTATTTAGTATGACGTGGATTTGTCCATTCAACTGGATTTTTCTACCAGTTCCTTGAATCATCTCAAACATCGTCTGGGCTGCCCCTTTGTGTGTATCAAGCATAATATCAGCAGGTACAATTCGACCTCTTGAAGGGTCCATATTGTTTGATATTGCAACTTCATAATTGGTCAATACCCATACCAAATGCACATTCGCTGGATTATAGCCAGCCAACATAAGGCGAGGCATAAACTTCGCTATATCATTAATATTCTTGGCAGTTATATCGAACATAATATTCGGAAGAGTTTCTTTTTTGGCCATACCATCAAGTAATAGTCCTAATGTTCTGTCTTTAATGCCCATTGCATCTACAAATTTATGCAAGGTGAAAACATCTTCTGGTTTAGTTAAATCTAAATTCTTAATTTCTTTATACTTTTCTGGATTCGGAGTAATGCCGCCAGGAATCAACTTTTCAGGATTAGCCACGATATTAGCAAGTTTAACAAAGGATTTCTTCCATTCATCAACATCACGTACCTTGAACTTATTCTTCTCCATAAAATTCGTTGCCGCAAATCCTTTTCCAGAACCTGCCCCACCAGCCAAGAAACAGATTTGACCATACTTCTTACCATTAGAGAGAAGGATTAACTTCTCTTGGAGATTCTGTTGTTCGACTAGATATGTGTTAAATTTTTTCATCGTTTACTCTTGAACTTTGTAATGCGAGTTTTCCAAGGCCCTTTAGACATTGCTTCCTCGGCATCCATAATAGCAGTAAGTTTATGAGGCAAGACACCACCAGATTTTGTCAACTCGTGGGCGGCAATAGCGAAATCATCTCTCTTTGCTCGTTTTACCAAATCTTCTAGTTTCCGCTCAACATCTTTTTTCAGTTGACTCAATAACATCGTACCGAATCCACGGATTTGAACTGTAGGGTCAGTCGGGTCGGCACTTTTAGGGTCGAGTTCCCCTACTTTGCCTTCTAATAATACTGCTACTGTTTCTTTTAAATTGCTCATATGACTATTTATACTTTTAACTTGGGGTCGGAGGTTTTGAAATCTTTCTTACGCATCACTGTCTTAGATACCAAGTCGAATTCCTTGCTTCTTTCATCATACTTTAATATGAATGGAAGATTGATATCTGTCTGTATATCATTCAATACTGCTTCAGCATCAGGTCCCATCTTTGGAATCTTCTTACCATACTTCTTGTATGTCAATCTGAATAATCGTATCAACTCTGCTACATTAATGTCTTTGCCATTTCGCTTATCATTTGCTCGGTCGAGGAAGTGTCTTGTGAACTCAACATCGATTCCGACTTGACTAAACAATTTATCTGCGAATTTCTCTACTTGACCTAAATCTACTTTAGTAATTTCTTCTGATAGGTAATCAGAGAATGGTGTGTCTTTATCTTCTTTGATACCCAGTCCTTTACGGACTGCATTATATAGTTTTTCTGCATCTTTATCATTCACCATCGATGGAACACCCGTTTTAAAAGTTTCCAAGTCTCCATCTGTCGCATACCCTCTCATAAGAGTGGCACTCATTGCGTTTGATTTTCCTCTGGCAACACCCGCTTGGATGACTTCAAAGTTGTCGAATTCGTATGATTTTGATTTGTCTTTATGCTTAATGTATGGTCGAATGTTTTTCTCAAATTGGGCAACTCTGTCGCTTCCCACAACCAACGTAACATCTGTATATCCTTTATCAGATAACCATTTCAATGCGTGAAATGTGTTAACGATTTTGGAATCTTTAATCATCATTTTACCCCAAAACTTTTTTAGAAACTTAGTTTTGTCGTTATAGGATAATGGATTCTTCTCTTTATCTTGTGTCTGAGAAGTAAATATCAAAGGGGTTCCGCCCTTCGATTTCGCTTTTTTAATGATATCGTTAATCGCTATCTCGTGTCCAGAGGTAATAGGATTAAAACGACCAAACGTAAATACGACTGGTTTGCCTTTTGCTTCTGCTAGAAACTGTTCAAATCCATTCATTTGGCTTTCCTCCGATACTCAACTGGAACACTATTATTAACAATGTGTTGATATATGAAATTCCAATCTCTACCATATTCTATTTTTGCCCAGGTTTGAACTGAATCACTATGGAGTTTGAAAGGCGTTTTAGCCTTGAATAGGGTACGTAACAAATTCATTTTTTATATCCCGTCCCAGTTTCTCGGTTGCACCATCGTTTGGTCCAAGCCCAATTCGATATTTTACCACCATATCTTTCACATAACGCATAGAATTTATCCATCTTATTTCCCCCAGTCTTTAATCGCATTAAAGTTATTTCGACTGAATTCAAGTCTGTTAACAAATTTCACTGCTTGGTTAGTTAGATGGTCAACTGCTACAAATCCCTCAGGGCCAGTAACTTCATATCCACTGCCTTTTTTAATAAAAGCAGGAAGAGATTTTACTTGTTCCATTTTCTTAATCAAAGTCAACTTGATATTGGCAACACTATTATGCCACTCAATAACGTAAGCCAGAGTGGCTCCCATTTTCCTATCACTATTGATTGTTTTAATCATAGCATCAAGTTCTGCTTGTTGTTTGGCTTTACCTTTGTCGGATTTCAACTTATCAATCTTAGGCTGATAACGCTTTCTAATGAAGTCGATGAATCCACCGACTGCTTTTTGCTTGTTGACGAATCCTTTGCCATCTCTCGTTAATGCGTTTACATAGATGTTTAGATTGAAAGATATAGTTCCTTCTTTGTCTGCGTTGTGGAATAGAACTTTCATTGCATTTTTATCAAGTTTTTTCAAATCTGCTTCTGCATCAGCAATGTCTTTATGAACAGATTTCAATTCATCTTGTGTAAGTGTAGCAGTTCCTGATACATCTTGGAAATTAACATCACCCGCCCATACATCTTTGGATTTTTTCAATTGGTTCGTATTGACATTGAAAACTGCCGA